AAACAAATGGAAAACGGACCACCATCATTCATAAAATTAATGGTCATAATAATATGTTTAAATTGAGGGAAAAGCCTGTGTATAGCATAATGGTAAATTCTTAATTGAGGATCTTGTTCTAATTTTTCTTGAGTTTTTTCTTCACCCGTTGCCCAATTTAATCTTTTACCTGTTTTCCAGTCAATAATTTCCAAGGTGTCGTCCGACACTTGTGTGATCAAGTCTACAGTACCCTTAATTGATAAAACACCTTCTAGCGGACCATTTGGCGTGTCATATTTATATTTAGCCCACTCTTTGTCTATAGAAATATCAAAATGCTGTTCAGCCCTAAAAATATTTCTTAATCTTGGATCAAAAAGACGATTATTTGATGTTAAAGTTTTTCTAACCCATTCTATACAATCTTTTCTATCTTTATCAAACCATTGATGGTGGGTAAATTGTGAAGTATAGTAATCGTATACAGCATTACACAAATAGAGAACGTATGTATTATCAAACATATCACATTTTTCCAAATTAATATCGCCAATAATATCATCCACTATAATAATTTCTTTATCCTGAACACCTTTTTTCATAAGGGCTAAAATTTCTAAAACCTTATGTACAATTGTGCCCTTGTCTGCTTTTTTATTAGATAGCCCTCTTCTACCTAACACGTATTCAATAAAATATTGTTGTTCGCACATATTATGTGTGCCGTAAGAGGAGCTTCTAAAATATGTGATTATAATGGTAGTACCCTCTTTACTTGTAGGTAGTTTTTAATTAATTGGTGGGTTTCTGTAATTTCTAGGTTTCTATTGTCTATAACCAAATCAAAGTTGGATGGGTCATATTGATCTTCATCTAATGCTATTTCGCTTTCATGCGAGGAGTTATACAGATTTCTGTTGAGTTTAATGACTAATCCTCCAGCATTTTTTATGGCGTGTACTTCATTAGGAAAGCGACAATCAGCAATTAAAGCTAATGGTAATTTTTCATCTTGTATTTTTCTAATGGTAGCATCTGCCCAAACATTATGCTGCATTTTTCTAAAAACGTTAGTACCAACATATTGCATAACTTCTCTAGCAGACATAACCTTACCACTATCTGGCCATTTACAATTAACAGATTCATTTTTTTGGTCATCTGAACCATAACATTGCTCATATGTTAAACCAAAGATACTAATACACATCTGCTTTAATGGATCTGCAAAATTATATATAGCAGAATTTAATTGTGCTTCTTTAGCAAATATTTTAGCAATATATTCACAAGCACTTGTCTTTCCAGATTGTTTTCTGCCAGCCATAGCTATAATTATACTCATATCAATTCTCCATCTGTGGCTTTAAAATAGTTTCTATTTCTTCGGTAGTCATTTCGCCTATATCTGTGTTCAAATTGCTTATAATTTTTGTATTATATGTTCTTTGACATTTATCCTGTATTTTTTTTGCCCCATCAGCACCAGCATCATCAGGATCTAATGCTATTATAACAGACATGGCTCCAGAACAATCTAATAGCATTTTCTGCCTATCGCTCATAGATGTGCCAAAAATTGCAATAGAGTTATGAATTCCTGCTTGCTCCAATTTCCAGACATTCCCAGGGCTTTCAACTATAATAGCCATCCCGCTTTGCATTATGTGTTTTTTGGCGAACCATAGATTATAAAGATGGTCTTTTGCTTTGAAATCTTTGTTATGTTTCCATTTAGAATATTTCCAAGCCCATTGACCAGTTACGCACTCTAATTGTGGATTATGGAAATAGCCACAACTATCACATTTATTATAGATACTTCTACCCGTGCAGCCAACCATAGATTTATAGTCTTGATCATATATCGGTACAACAACCCTTTCGTACATTTCTTTCTTTGGGTTTGAACATAATCCCACATCGTATTTATCTAATATTTCTTGAGAAAAACCCCTATCAAGATAATAATTTGCTGGTATGGTTAATGTGCTACGCACTAAGTCTCTAGTAATGCTTGGGCTCACAATAGGATTTGGAATTGATATTGTGTGAATATGTCTAGCAAATGTATTTTTTTCTTTATTGATATTTTGAATATGAAGATCCTTAACATCTTTTTTCAGAATTTTTAAACCCAGCTCAATTGTTTTAGAGAAAGGATACATTTCATCACCAGGTTTTTGCCACTTTTTTTCACTAACAGATAGCACACCTCTCATAAAACCTATAATAGAAGGCTGAAAAATTTTCTCGCAGTGGTGTGTACGGCAAACCCAATTACCTACACTATAATCATAACCACCATCCACACCATGATATAGATTGAGGGCTGATGCGTTATCCCCACCGTGAATGGGACAGCTCATCGTAATCATCTTATCGTTGTAAACGCAGTCTAAATTTAAGGCGTTACAGAAGTCTTCTATATTGTTACATAAACCGTCGCATATGTCCTTAATTTCTGTTTGATTATATGAACGGTATTTCTTCTTGGTCGCTAGTTCCATCATTTTTTATCTCAAAATCTTTTGTGGGATTATTTGCTAATTCTAATTTTGTTTTACCTTCTGTTATTTTTGCACACCAGCCCTGCATATGACAATTAATATAATCATTATCGTCTAAGCCAGCACCATGTCTACTTACCACAGGTAATAGTTTTCTATTACCTCCTGTGGGACCATCTTCTGCGATTTCTTCATCAGATTTGCGTTTAAAAATTGAGAAATTACTACACAACCATATGATTCTATCTGATCCGCTGGCAGTGTCTGTACTTTCTTTAGTTATGCCATCTCTATTCAACTGCACAAAGGCTACGATAGGTAGCTTATATTTCGTGGCAAAATTATGTAATTGAGTCATCATAAAACCCAACACTTGATACTCTTTCATATCTTGGCTGATTCCTTGACTATCCATTAATTTTAGATAGTCATAAAATATCACGCAATCTTTTGCTGTTCCATCATCATTGAGTCCTACTTCCTTAATTAGCCACCTTCTCATAATAGACATTTGTTCTTCAAATGGCTTACCAGCAATAGATTTATAATACAGTTTAGTGTTTTGTAATTTTTGGGTAGCTTCGTGTATTTTAGCTTTTAGGTCACTAGAATTTTTGAAGCCGCCAGTTTCAATGGTTGACATGTCTATCTCTGTCATCATCGCCAGGATTCTGTTGATATGGTCCTCAGTAGTCATCTCAGTGTCCATATTTAAAACCGGTATACCGTTACTAGCCAAAAAATAACCCATATTGTCTGCGAGTAGGGTTTTACCAGTTTTTGGTCTAGCTGCGATAACATTTACGGTGCTTTTTCTTAGTCCACCACCAATAGCTTTATCATAGATAGGAAATCCTGTAGAAAGACCTACTTGGGATATAGGGTTTTCTTCTAAATTTTTAATATATTCTTCGATATTTTTACCAATAGATTCTGGATCATTATTGCCATCCCCAAGTAATTGACCTAGATCTAAAACCTTGCTTTCTGCAATATTTAATATATCATTAATAGATTCCGTACCCGTAATATTTTCTATATCTTGCTGGGCCACATGTAATTGCTGCGAGATCGTTTTGGCAATTTCTAGCTTTTTAATTTTTGTAGCAAATTTCCTTAGGTTGCTTTGTTCAACAGGAAACATAAGAATAGCTTTAATATGTAAAGTTTCTTCTTTTGATGAAATTAACTCAGAGCATCCTAATTCTTGTGCAGCAGAATATATAGAGGCAAGATCTATTTCTGAAGTATTATTTTGCTCATATATATGTTTAATACAGTTGTATATAACCTGATTGCTGTCTATAGTAAAAACAGAGCTAGATAGAATATCTGCTATGTCTAAATAGGCGTTTTCACCATATTTACACAAACCAGCTAGAACTGCTCTTTCGGCAGAAGGATCTGCCAGTATAGTATTTTTCATATTATCTCTAAATGATATTAACCCGCGCTGCTACAACACTTATTACATTTGTAACGATCTTTATCCCCATATAATAATGATGAAGATATTTCTTCTCTTTTACCACAAATTCTACATGTCACACTTAATTTAGCTTTTTTACTTCTTCGCCTCATTGGTGGTTGATTGTATAGTTTTTTGGCAACCTTTGGATCTTCTTTGAACATATTATTCTCGGCCATATCTAAAAATTTATTATGTCTTTCTTCTGATGTACGAGTTTTATTAGTGGTCTTTCTGGTGGTTTTTTTGGTCGTTCTAGTTTTTTTAGCCTTTGGCTTTTCCGGTACATTATTTTCTTCCGGAGGCAATAGGCTGGATAAAGCAGCAATGAATTTTTTTAGCTGCTCAGGATTTTGTAAAATATCTTCAGGCATGTTTGACATTGTTCACCTTATTTCTTTGTACTGCTAATAAAATATCAGATAAATTTTTTAAACTATTTGATAAGTACGACAACCTATCCATTCTTTGTTTGGCATATTTTTGTATCTTATATAGACTACTTGCTCTGTCGTTATTTTTTACTGCTTGATAGAATTTCTCGATATACCCATATCCCTTATAGTTGTTTAGTTCTTCAGCAATAACCATCTTAGCGGTATCTTCTGCCCAGTTGTGTCGAGCTATTTCTCTATTTAATGTTCTTTGTATATGAAAAGACATCTGTCCTAATCTGTATGAGATTTGAGCACAATCTTCAGGGGTTAATCTTTCTATAACGTCCCTACTCATTGTAAGATATTGATTTAGTTCGTCAGATGTTTCTGTGTTACTATTATTAGATGGCAAGCCTATAGAATTTTCGTACTCATCTAAGATTTTATCCCAATATTCTAATTCTTCTTTACTTGTTTTATGCATTATTAATAATCTCCAACCAATCTTCTTGTTTATTATATGGCAATTCTATATAAGCAATATTATTGATATGACACCACTCTCTTTTTTCTCTGTCCCTTTTTTGCTGTTTGAAAAAATCTAATTTGTTTCT